CATAAGTGGATACACTGTTTTAGTTGACGATGAGGATGTAGAGAAAATACAGCAGTATAACTGGTGGGTAGACAACTCCTTATTGAGGAGACATAACCGATATTATTTTAGAACTAAGATAAAACATGGGCTTCGTAAATATGAAACAATAAAACTTCATAGATTTATCATGGGATGTAGTTATATAGATGGAACTGTGATAGATCATATAAATAATAACACACTTGACAATAGAAAGTGTAACATGCGATTTTGTACGCAGAAAGAGAATGCACGTAATAAACGAAGAGAAACCAGAAACACCTCTGGTTATAAGGGTGCTAAACTGGATAAGTGCACTGGACGATATAAAGCAACAATAAAGTACGAACAGAAAAACTATGCTCTTGGGAGTTTCATAGATTTAACAGATGCTGCTACGGCCTACGATGATGTAGCTAGGTTTTTGTTTGGTGAATTTGCTTTAGTTAATTTCCCTGATAGGGTATATGATGAAGCTCGTGCTAAGACAATATATATGGAAGCTACTGCCCCAGTTATGAGAACAAATTCCTCAGGATATGAGGGGGTTACTTGGGACAGTGCTTCAGGGAAATGGAAAGCTAGATACATATTAAAGGGTAGAACCAAGTGGTTGGGGACATTTATCAATCCAGAAGATGGTCATAAAGTTCGATGTGCATACATTGAAAAACTAAAACAGGAAGGTGTTATATAATGCACAGCCCCTACAGTTGGGAAGACATAGAAAAGATAAAACAATACCCTCACCTGATAGGTCATTTGTGTGGCAAGACCCTATTGACCCCCTTGCACAGTGATTGGATGCATTGGTGTCTAGACCATAAAGAGAAACATGGTTTGCTTGGGCATCGTGGTAGCTATAAAAGTACCAGTATAACAGAACTTGGCGTGATTTATTGTTGGATGCAAGATCCAGAACAGACTATCGCCATAGTCAGAAAGTCATACAGCCTAAGCGCCGAAATGGTGCGTGAAATTATGAATATAGCAGAATCCCCACCTATATATTACTTACTGATGCATTGTTGGTATGCAGATGCAAATAACAATATTCCTGATAGTGCCTTAAAAGAGCCACTATTCGATATGAGGAAAGAAGGAAAGTTAAATTTATCTATTCGTACTAAACATACCAAAGAAGCGTCTCTGACAGGACTAGGACTAAATGGTAATTTTACGGGATTTCATACTGACAGATTATTAATTGATGATGGAACGTCATACCTCGATCGTGTGTTCGACCGCGAACGAGCATTCTCTATAATGATGATAAATGAACTACTGTCAAATATATTGAACAGAGGGTGCCCCGCATCAATAATCGGTTCTAGTTGGCATAGAGAGGATGCTCTTGCAGTATTGGAAAATGCAGGTATCCCATTTAGGCGTTACCCATACACCTCAACAGGTCTTTTAACAGACGCGCAAGTAGAAGAGGCACGGCGTACCCAGACTGGTGCATTATTTGATTGTAACTATCTTCTTACATTTACATCCACTGCGGATATGATTTTTCATGATCCACACATGGGTTCATGGGACGCCCCTCATGTTAAACACATAAAGGCATTAGTAGATGCATCATATGGCGGCGAAGATTATACCGCACTCTGTATAGCAGGTGATCTTCCTAATGGTAAAATAAATATGGTTGGTTATCTATATAAAGGCCATATTAAGGATCTCCTATCAGATATTTTTACTAAGTTAGCTCAATATAACTGTAGAGAAGTGTATATGGAGGATAATGCTGACCATGGGTATACGTTGGATTCGCTTCTTGCTGATCCTAGAGCTAAAAGCTACGGAATATGGGGGCATAGTTACCGGGAGTCTATGCAGAAACAGAAAAAAATAGAAACTTATTTATATGATAGATGGAATCATATAGAATGGGCTAAGGAGACAGAACCGGAGTTTTTGAATCAGATACTTGACTGGACTTCTACCACAAAACTCCATGATGATGCTGCTGATGCATGTGCATCAATGTTACGTGAAGGTAAATTCACTAATTTAGGGTCTTGGAAGGCTCTGTACCAGTAATAGCTGGATGAGCCCTATTGACAAAAAGATACACCCCTATATAGTAAAGTATACACTTTATCATATAGGGGTGCCTTTGTGTCTACAACTCCCACAACCATAAAAAGACCAGTTGGTCGTCCTCGTAAGAATCCTCTCCCAGAAACTAGGCTAGATAGTGCTCCAGTTGTCCGTCAAGATGACTGGAAGAACAGTCTGGTCGGTTTGGCACAGACTCAGGATAAGTCACAATATACCAGTTACAATGGCGCCACTATTATTGATGATGGCACACTCCTTGAAATGTATCTGGGTGACGGTCTGGCTTCTCGTATCATCGACATTGTTGCAGATGATATGACCCGTGAATGGATCTGGATCGAGGGCGAAAAGCAACGCAAGACTATCAACAGTGTGCTAGAGGCACTTAATGCTGAAGAAGCCTTTAATACTGCTATTAAGTGGCAGCGACTATATGGAGGTTCTCTCATTATCATGGGTGCTTTAGATGGCAGAAGCATAGAGCTTCCTCTTTACGAAAAGGGTATTAGAAACATAGAATATCTTAAAGTAGTAGATCGCACTTGTGTAGACATTGCAAACAGTGTCTTTGACCTTGATCCCACTTCTCCTACGTATGGTAAAATCCTTAAATATAATGTAAGATATTACATCCAGAATCAAATGGTAGATGTCTATATTCATTATACCAGAGTTCTCGAATTTCGTAACGATCCTGTGCCTGTTGGTAAATATAATGGTCTCAATCAGGACATTCGTTATTGGGGCATTAGCTCCCTTCAGAAGATAAACGAGGCAATTCGAGATCTTGGTGGCATTACCCAATCCATCGTTAATATTCTCTATGACTTCACTTTTGGTGTATATAAGTTTGAGGGATTGGCACAGCTTCTTGCCAGCGACTCTACTGGTGAAGCTCAATCAGGTCTTGTAAAACGCCTTAATGCTATAAACGCCTCTAAATCTATTATCAATGCAGCAGTACTTGATAAAGATGAAGACTATCAGAAACAATACACTACTCTTGCTGGTCTTCCTGAAATGGTTGACCGTTTCATGCTTCAACTTTCCGGTTCTACTGGTATTCCCGTCACGCGTCTCTATGGACGTTCTCCTGCTGGACTTAATGCTACTGGTGAAAGTGACACTAGACAGTTCTTCGATCTTATAGAAGCCCAGCAGCGCAACAGGCTGATGCCTCCTATGCGCAAACTTATCAATCTTATCTGTTCTTGGAAAGGCATTGACCCTGATTCTGTAGAGATCACCTTTAATAGCCTCTACCAGCTCACAGAAGAAGAGAAAGCTAAGAACGCTAAGACTGAAGCCGAGACAGAGGAAATTAGAATCCGTACTGCACAGGCTCTTGTTGAAGCTGGGTGTGATCCTACCGAAGTAGCTAAGAAATATGGCTATGATGATATGTTTGACATTGCTCTCTATGAGGAGATGCAAGAAACCCCAGAGCAAACAGCACCTCCTGACCCAGAGAATCCTGTAGAGCCTGAAGAGGGTTCTGATGACGCCAGCACAGAATAGCTTTCAGACACAACTTAAATTTGCTCGATCTGCAATGACCAAGACTCAAAGGAAGCGAACTAGAAATCGCCCTTTGAAGCCTATTACTTATCCTATCGGTATAGAGAGACAATACTACAAACAGATAAAGAACATAACGTCTACATTTGTTGGATTGTGTGTGCCTTTTGTAGACAGCTACATTGATGCCTATTTTATCCGTAAAGATTCTGTAGAGGATGATCTTGATATCCTCATGGAAGAAATGATGCGAGAAATTGAGCTTGTTTATGGCGTCAATGCTATCTCATCTGGTCAACTGGGTAGAATGCTTGCTGATATAGCTGAGAAGATACTTGGAGCTAATTCAGCATACTTCCAGAAGCAGATCACTGTACTATCTGGGGGAATTCCTATAGCTATCGAGAAACCATGGTGGCCTGAAGCTAGGGCTCTATGGGAGAAGCAAAACTACAAGCTCATTAAGAACCTTGGTGAAGAATATATTACTAAGATTAACAATACTGTCATAGACGGATTGCAGAACGGTTGGGGAAAGGAACAGATTATAGAAGCTGTCAGCAAGATAGATGCTTCTTTGACTGGGCATAGATCTTATGTTATTGCCAGAGACCAAGTGGGCAAGCTCAATAGCATTATTACCAGAGAACAGTCTATGTACATCGGCATGGAGACTTATTTCTGGCACACGGCAAGGGATGAGAAAGTCCGAGGTAACCCTAATGGTAAGTATAGGAAGGCCATTCCTAGTCATTATATTATGGAAGGATTACTTTGCACTTGGAGGAATTCAGAAGTCTACTCTGATGATCTTGGGGTCACTTGGAAGAAAAAGACAGGAAAGATGGAGTTTCTTCAAGCTGGTATGGCTATTATGGATAGATGTACAGCCTCACCAAGTTGGAATTCTTACGCTGCAGGTGTTGATAGAACTTTAGGAGATAAAATATGATATTACCGGAAGAACTCCTAGTGAAGCTAGAAAGGGCTATGAATGAAATCAGCTATGGAGAAGCCAAAATAAGTTGGGCCGAGAAAGGTTCATTTATTGAGATGCAAATAGTTGAAAAATTAAGAGTAGAGAAGCCCGAAGAGTATCCTAGGGGATGAGCCCCCTTGACAAAAGTATACACCACTGTATTATAAAGTATACACTTCCAAATAGGAGTCCTCTATGGCATGTGGAACTAAACCTAAACAAGAAAAGAAATCCAATAAGGGAACTAAAAAATAATGTCAGTTAATAGGTTCGACACTTTTGACATCAAAGACCTCACAACCAAAGCAGTGGTCAAAGAAGATGGCTCAATATCCGCTCGTTCTATTATAACATCTATTGGTGTGTTTCCATATAAGATGAAAGATGGGCATATGGAATATGAACTTCGAGAACCTTCTGTTGTATTTGATGAAGGTTTTGTAGAGTCTACTAAACACATTCCTATATTTGTTAGACACCAAACCAATTCAGACGGTACTCTAATTACTGACAGAGTGAAACTTGATGAACTTGCTGTTGGGTATACAGGGGACAATCCTATTGGTGATAATATCTTTCTTGCAACTGATGTAAGTGTGACAAAACAAGATGGCATTAATGCTGTAAACAGTGGAATGCGTTCATTTAGTGTAGGGTACTCCTGTGATCTCGTTAAGGAAGCTGGTGTGTGGTGCGGGATGCAGTATACCAGAAAGCAAGTCAATTTGAAGGCAAATCATCTTGCTCTCGTCCCGATTGCACGAGCCGGAGATGCCGCTGTTCTCCGTATGGATTCTGAAGATGCAATACTTTGTGATGATGCCACCGTTGCTGTGGCTAAAGATATAAAACCTAACAAGGGGGAAAAGATGGCTGAAAATATGAAAGTCGTAAAGATTGATTCTATTGATTATCAGGCTGAAGAGCGTGTAATCCTTGCACTCAATACGGCTCAGACCAAACTCGATTCCACTGAGAAGGATCTTAAAGCCACGGTTGATGCTAAATCTGCTGTTGAGGCTGAAAGGGATTCTTTCAAGGAACGGCTCGATGCTGCTGAAATTCTGGTAGCAGACATGAAAAAGGCAAAGCTCGATGAGGGCGCTATCAATGCTCGTGTAGCAGAGAAGATCGCTCTTATGGATGCTGCCAAGAAAGCTGAAGTTGAAGTCAAAATGGACATGGCTGACATTGACATCAAGAAAGCTGTTATTCTGGCTAATTCTAAAGACGTTAAGCTGGATGGCAGGGACGAAGCTTATATCAACGCACGTTTCGATTGTGCTGTTGAGGAAATGAATGCTAAGGAACTTTCTAGTGCAGATGCTGCCGCTCGTGTAGCTGGTGGTGCTTCTGCTGTAAAGATTGATGGTGCCGATAACACTGCTGAAGCTGCTCGTCAGCGAATGCTCAAGCGTTATGCTGGTGAGAAATAAGGAGGGCAGATAAATGGCTGCTTACGGAACTCCCGATGTTGCTATTGCGGGTCTCCTCTATGGGATGAAAGCTGATGTAGATTCGGCTATCGCTCAGGAAGACATCGCTTTTGGTTCGCCTATTTTTGGCCCTGTTGGTGTTGAAAATAAAGCGTATGGCCCTCATAAGGATAAGGCTACTGTAACGTATGTTAGTGACACTGAAGCCACTTCCGTACTCACCACTGTGATCAATGGCATTTCGGTTGCTAATACCCACGCCACGGATCATGCTACGACCATGACTGCACATATTGCGGCTATCAATGCTAAGGCAGAACTTGTTGCCCTTGGTATTACTGCTGTTGCCAGTACTGCTCGTATCTTCTTTGTTAATGCCCCTGCTGGACTTGACCTCGTTGTTACGAGTGCTATTACTGTTGCTGGTGCCGCTACTGGTGCCATTACCTATGGTACTAACCTGAAATTCCTTGGTGTTGCTCCTTTCATTCAGATTGGTGGCAAGAACTTTGGTGCAGGTACTTCCAAGTGGGAAGCTCTTCAGGCTGTGAACATTGTCAAGGAAGGCATGCTCTGGGTTCTTGTTGAATCCTCTGTTGTTGACAAAGATCCTGCTTATGTCTCTGGTGTCGGTGGTGCTGGAACTCTTGGTAAGTTCACCGATGTTTCTACTAATAACTATGATATTGGTGCGTTCTTTCGTTCCAATGCATCTGGTGGCCTTGCACTTCTTGAAGTGCGTGGCATGAAATAAGGAGGAGGAACAAGATGCCTCAGTATGTAAATCTTGATAGTGGAGAGTCAATCTTCTTCACCCGTCAGCTTGAGACGATTCGTGCACGAAATTACGATGTAATCTTCGATAAGCCAAAACTTTTTAATCTTCTTCCCAAATCCATGGAAGGTGATCCTTTGGCAGTTGATATTACTCACCGCTCCTATACCAAAGTTGGTATGGCGAAGATGGGCGGCACGGAATATGCAACTGACTTCCCTCGCGTCGATGTGTATGGAACCGAGACAACCGTTAAGGTAAAACCTGTTCATTCTGGTTATGGTTATAATAAGGATGAGATTGCTCGCGCAGCTAAGATTGGTCTTCCTCTTGAATCCATGAGAGCTACTGTGGCTCGGGAACAGATCGAGATGAAGCTGGACGAGATTGCTCGTTCCGGGGAAGCAACGACTGGTCTAAAAGGGCTTTATAACGCGGCTGGTATTTCTGAATACACTGTTCCTGATGGAACTGGCGGAAAGACCGACTTTGCTCATAAGACTTCTGATGAGATCCTTGCTGACCTCTATGGTATTGTGAACTATGGTCTTACCTCTACTAATGGTATTGAGATCCCTGATACGTTGGCTCTTCCGATGAATGAGTATCTGCTCATCTCTCAGAAGAAGATTGCAACGGATTCCGAGGGTGCTACCGTTCTGAATTACTTCCTCAAGAATACTCCCTACATCAAGAATGTCATCTGGCTTCAGGGCCTTGACACTGCTGCCGGTGCTGGTGGGGATTCGACTGGTATGATGATTGCTTGGAAGAACTCTGCTGATAAGCTGGTGTTCGACCTTCCAATGCCCTTCACTCAGGAAGATCTGCTTCAGGACGGCTTGAACTATACCGTTCCTTGTCGTGCAAAGACTGCTGGTGTGACCGTTTTCTATCCGAAATCGATCATCAAAGCTCTTTACATCTAGTGTAAGCATCCCTGCATGGAGAGATCTGTGCAGGGATTTCTTGTAATCAAATCATAAAGGAGATACCTATGATTGTTAATTCTACTGCTGATGGGTTCATTGGAATTCCTATGACTGGAACTGGTAGAGCTATTGATATTGCTCCCGGATACAATGAAGTCCCTAATGAACAATGGGCTGCCGCCCGTAAGAATGCACAGCGTCGTATTGATGCAGGCAAGTTGACTGAGGAATGGACTAAGGTTCCTGCTGCTGATGTTGTCAAGCAGGATAAAGATGCTGAGGATATTGAGTTTATTGGATTTCCCAAAGAACTCATCCGCCCTTCTGATGATGCAAAAGAGACTACGAAGCGACTTGTCCCTGCGTCCCTTGCTGACATTGATCGTAAGGGACAGAAAGTCATTAATATAGTCAAGGGGACGTTTCATATTCCTACCCTCAAGAAGTGGTATGACGAGGAACTTCGCCAAGACGTTCGAGTGGAACTTCAGAAGCAGATTTCTGGAGTCGAATCTGGAGAGATCAAGGGATAACCTAGAATGACACCATTGCAAATTCTGACTGTGATATACAACAAACTGTCTCTCGATGCCAATGTACAAAGCTACATTGATCTTGCAACTATGCAGACCAGTCAGAAATTCTATGGTGTCAACTACAGCCTTGCCATTGCTCTTATGGCTGCACACACTTATTATCTTACTGCCGAACGTGGGGGTAAGGCGGGTGTAGTGTCTTATCAAGGTGCTGGTAGGCTTTATGAGTCTACTGGCGGCCTTGGAGTTATCCGCAACGATCTTGAACTTTCAAACTTTGGTATGCAGCTCAAACGCCTTAGGCAATCCTCTGGTGTTGGGGCTCTCACTACTGCTGAGAATATTTACACAGCTCTCTTGAGTTAAGGGGAGACTATGCAAGAATTATTCAGTAGACTTTTACAAAATGTAGACATATATAAACCAGCTGTTCCGTCTGGATGGACTGATACCAGTGCATCGTGGGAGCTTGTTGCAACTATTCCCATGTACACAGAGTCCGTGACAGGAACGGATTCC